CCTAGCGCATATGTGGTATAGGAATTGTGCAAATCAAGGCGGTGAGTACACAGAAGAGCAGGTGAAGTGTATTTCAAAGCTCAAGTGGGGCGTCCCTATCATGCGGCAGCATGAAAAGTTTAACACGACTTGGATGAAGCTAACCGCAGGGTTTCCAACCTATGAGGAGCAAGTTGAGCTTATGCAATATCTGCCTGTTACTTCTTTAATGACTAACGCGGAAATGTCCTCTTACCTAACACACTTTAAAAATCTGATGGGTCAGCACTACGACCTGGTTGATCCTAAGCTTGAAGGAATAGAGTTGTGAGGGTTTTGGTAGGTTGTGAGGAGTCTCAAGAAGTGTGCAAAGCATTTAGGGCAAAAGGTCACGAAGCATACTCATGTGATTTGCTTGATTGTTCTGGTAATTATCCGCAGTGGCATTTTAAAAAAGATGTTTTCTGTGCGATATCTGACGGTTGGGACTTAATTATTTTACACCCTCCATGCACAGCTTTAGCTGTTTCTGGGAACGCATGGTATGGCAAAGGAATGCAAAAACATAGAGAAAGAATTAAAGCAGTGAAGTGGACTGTCAATTTATTTGATTACGCAAAAAATAAAGCAAAAAAGGTTGCAATGGAAAATCCTGTCGGAGTTTTGCCTATTAAGCCATCTCAGTACATACAGCCTTGGCAGTTTGGTCATCCAGAAAGTAAAAAAACAGGTTTCTGGTTACATGAACTGCCGTTATTAAAAGAGACAGATCAAGTTAAAAGCGTGTTTGACAGCTTGCCTAAAAATAAACAACAAAGACTTCACTATCTTCCACCATCAAAAGATAGAGCAAAAATTAGAAGCAAAACATTTCCAGGTATAGCAAAAGCAATGGCAGAGCAGTGGGGAGCTTATGATTAAAATCCAAACCTTTTATCTGATAAAAATCTACTGGCCTTTAGTTTTTGCAAAGGTACATCTGCTTGGATACCTAAAAAAGATTTATAAATTCTACACAGTTAAAAAACATTGTGGCTGTGCTTATCTCATAAGAACCGACAAGGCTAATGCTATCTGTAATGTATGTAAGAGATGGCAAAAGCATAGCAGGTGGCAATGAATGCCAAAGAAAAAATTACCAACTATCGCTCAAGAAGTAGAAAAGGCCGCAGTCTTGTTGCAAAAGTTGGTCAGGTTAAAAGCAGCAAATGATAACGGATATGTTACCTGTGTAACCTGTGGAGTTGTTAATAAATGGAATGACCAGATGCAGGGTGGTCACTTTTTTGAGCGCAGTCGATTAGGCACAAAGTTACTGGTCGAAAATGTACATCCGCAATGCTCTGGTTGTAACTGTTTTAAGATGAAAACAACAAGCGGAGTTTTAGATTATCGAAGATACATGGTCGATATGTATGGAGAAAAGGGCGTTGATCAGCTGGAGGCGCTATCAAGAAAAATCAAGAAATACTCAAGGCCAGAGGTTGAGGATATAAAGCAAGATTTTAGGGAGCAAATTAAATATCACACCGAGCGTATCGGGGGATGAAAAATGGAACACCTAAAAGAATTTTGTACCGATAGACAAAGGGAAGTGGTGCAAGCAGTTATTGACAACGACACTCAGCAAGATGCAGCAAATGCTTTAAATATCTCGCGCTCTGGAGTAAAGAGCGCATTAAAAGCGGTAAGAAAAAAAGCCGCATTAGCCGCAGTTGCACCTGACCATGATGTTAATCATCGAACGATGGAGGGATTTTCTGCAAAACGTGTATCTACTGCGTTTAGAGAGAACGGAGAGATAGCTTTACAGTGGGTTATACAAGAGCCAGATAAGCTACAGATCGATGCCATGCTTGATGACTTTCGTGATGGTCTTAAAGATGAATTAAAAGACCTACACAAGCCCATACCAAAGCCAACTGACACTCTTGATAAGCTGATGAATTGCTACCTTATAGGCGATCACCACTTGGGTCTTTTGGCTTCATCAAAAGAGACAGGAGAAAGCAATTATGACACCGACATTGGGGTTGATTTACTCGAAAATGCCGTGGATTCTCTTGTGTCTCGCAGCCCTAATTCGAGGCACGGTCTTTTGTGCAATCTTGGTGATTTTTTTCACTCCAATAATCTTAAAGGTGAAACAGCATCTGGAACACCGTTGGATACAGACGGGCGATACGGCAGAACGGTCAGACTAGGTGTAAACCTATTAAAGCGGATTGTTATCCGGCTTCTTGAAAAGCATGAAATTGTCACTGTTTTAAATGTGCGCGGCAACCATGACAGTGATCCGGCTCTATGGTTAAACGAGGCCATGAAGATGTACTTTGAGAACGAGCCTCGCGTCATTATTCCTGATAACTATTCTAAATTTACCCACCTTGAGTTTGGCAACAGCCTTATTGTCCTACACCACGGAGACAAAATTAATCCGCAGCGCATATATGAATCTGTGACCAGGCGATTATCAGTCGAGTGGGGTCGATCTAAATATCGCTACGGTTGGCTAGGGCATTTGCATCACAAAGAAGCTAAAGAAATTGGGGGCATGATGTTTGAGCAATTTAACGTCTTGGCAAGTCCTGATGCTTGGCATGCTGGTTCTGGGTTTGGATCATCCCGGTCAATGACTTGCATCGTGTTATCTGAGGAATATGGCGAAGACAGCAGAGTAATTATTAACCCAGATCGTATAGAAGGTGAGCGTTATGAGTGATTTTGGCATGAGTACACGGACAGCAAGTGTCACAGTTAAACCAGATTGGACAGAGCAAGATATTCAATCCTTAAAGAAGTTTTTAGAGGCGCTACTCAAGCGCAAGGCGGCAAAAAATGAGTGAAGAAATATTAAGAAATGTAAAGGCATTAATGTTAAGACTAGCCGATCACCAGTTAGAGGATCATTTAGTTGAAATTGTTGATGTTTTAACCGCGCCAAAAGGTGCAAGTTATGCTTATTTAACAGAGCAATGGATGCCACAGGCAGAATCTTTGATTGCAGATGCAGAGACATTACCTGACCCGGTTGATTGGCGAACTCACAGAGAATATTTAGAGGACGAATAATGTCTGAATTGATGGCGATGTTGGCGGCAGGTTCACCGCCTATTACGAGTGTTCGTGGTTCACAAAAATCCATAAGCCCTTCTGACGTTGCGGCTTGCCTTCATACTTGTAATCGCTTTACCTATCTGTTTGGTTTGGCGAAATTCTCACTGGATAATTCATCAAAAACAGAACTAAACTGGCTTGCCATACAAGCAGCTCGAAAACATAACTTTAAACGCACAGAGAGCGAGTCTAAGCGCGTCATTGATCTTCTTGCTCTAGTAGCCTTAAGATTGGCAATATCGCCTAATAAATGCCCTAAATGCAAAGGGGTGGGGGTTATAAAATCTAAGTCAGAATATATAACCTGCCCATCGTGTAATGGTGAGGGCATTAAAAAGCTTTCTGTTATGAACTTATCAAAGGTAATTAACGTTTCTGAATGGCGAGCAAGGAAAATATGGCAGCAAAGACTGACCATTTTACTCAGTGATTACGCCATTATGGAGTCCGATATACAGGATTCGATCTATCGTGGACTAAGAGAATAAAATACTGTATATTTAAACACTGTATATATTGACAGTCCTCACAAAACCTGTTGTAATTGTCTACAGTAGCCAATAGTTTATTCTACGGCTCTCCGCATATTTAACCGCCTTAATTGGCGGTTTTTTTCGTTATAGGTGGTCGAAAGACAGCCTTGCAGAGCAGTACCCCTCCCTTGCTGTTCTGCTAAATTATTCTGGAGGTTCTAATGCGAACATCTAACGATGGCGTTGACCTAATCAAACACTTTGAGGGCTGTAAGCTAGAGGCTTATCAATGCTCTGGCGATGTCTGGACTATCGGGCATGGGCATACCAGAGGCGTTGAGGAAGGTCAGAAGATCACAAAGAAGATCGCAGCCGCTTTTCTGCAAGAAGATATTGAAATGGTAGAAACGCACGTAAACCGATTGGTGACTGTTGATTTAGAACAGCATCAATGGGATGCGCTGATATCCTGGTGCTTTAATTTAGGCTGTGGAAATCTTAGATCAAGCACGATGCTCCAAGTGATTAACCGAGGAGAGATCGACAAAGTAACCTCAGAGTTAATTAGGTGGGATAAAAGCAACGGAAAAGCACTTGCAGGGCTAACAAGACGAAGGAAAGCAGAGGCAACTCTGTTTGACAAGGGCGAGTTAGATTATGGCAAGGTGAAAGACAATGGATGAGCATACTAAAGAAATGGTTGATATTGCAGCAGCAAGCACAGGGATTATGTCACTAGCCGCATGGCTTCCTCCTATCGCATCTCTATTCACAATCGTATGGTTGGGGCTAAGGATATGGGAAAGCAAAACAGTTCAGGATTTAATTAAAAGGTAATATCAATATATTTTGATATAAGGGAAAAATGAGCTTAAAAATTACGTATGTAAAAAGGGATTCTTTGATTCCCTATGTTAATAATTCAAGAACGCACGATAATAATCAAGTCAAGCAAATCGTATCATCAATTAAAGAGTTTGGGTTTACCAATCCTGTTCTTATTGATGAAGATAACGGAATAATTGCAGGGCATGGTCGATTATTGGCGGCTGATCTTTTAGGTTTAGATGAGGTTCCCACGATAACCTTAGAGGGGCTGTCAGAGGCACAGCGTAAAGCCTACGTTATTGCTGATAACCAACTTGCCTTGAATGCAGGGTGGGATTTAGATTCGCTTAAGGTTGAGATTGATCGTCTAACTGAGTTGGACTTTGATGTTGATCTGCTTGGTTTTGATGATGACTTTTTATCATCGCTCCTTAATGAGCCTACCGAGGGCTTAACCGATGAGGATGCTGTTCCTGATGCTCCTGAAAACCCTGTAACGGTTGAAGGTGATGTCTGGATATTGGGCAATCACAGATTAATGTGTGGGGACTCAACGAGTATCGATGCTTTAGAGTTGTTGTGCAATCAAAATTTAGTTGATATGTGGCTAACAGACCCACCATACAATGTAAGCTATACAGGAAAAACCAAAGACGCTTTGCAGATCAAAAATGATGCAATGAGTGATGATAATTTTCGTCAATTTTTGACTGACAGCTATAGTGCAGCAGACGCAATAATGAAACAAGGAGCAGTTTTTTACATTTGGCATGCTGATTTAGAAGGGTACAACTTTAGAGGCGCGGCTCAAGATATTGGTTGGAAAGTAAGGCAGTGTTTAATTTGGAAAAAACATTCATTAGTAATGGGGCGTCAAGATTATCACTGGAGACATGAGCCTTGCCTTTATGGTTGGAAAGAAGGCGCAAGTCATTTATGGGCGGCAAATAGAAAACAGACTACTATTTTGGAGTTTGATAGGCCGTCGAGAAGTAAAGATCACCCAACAACAAAGCCTGTTGAGCTTTTTGAATATCAAATATTAAACAATACAAAAGGCAGTGATATTGTTTTAGATAGCTTTGCAGGTTCTGGAACAACAATTATTGCCTGTGAAAAAAACAACCGTAAAGCAATGTGCATGGAATTAGACCCTAAGTATTGCGATGTCATTATCAAACGGTGGCAAGAATTTACTGGAAAGCAGGCGATCCTTGAATCAACTGGAAAAACATATAGTGAAGCCGCATGAAAAAAGGAAAGCAAGGCGAAGGTGGTGGCGCTAAAAAAATAGTCTTTGACGAATCGCAAATTGAGCAAGTAGAGAAGCTTGCCGCGCTGTTAAACAAAGGCCAGTTATGTGATTACTTTGGTATAGCTGAGAATACATTTAGGGCAATAGAGGCAAGACAGCCCGAAGTTCTTGAGGCTTATAAAAAGGGGAAAGGTAAAGCAATAGCATCTGTGGCCGCTAGTCTTTTAAAGCAAGCACAAAAAGGAAACATGACAGCCGCAATTTTCTTCTTAAAAACGCAGGCATCATGGAAAGAGGAACAGCCAGAAGCACAAGAAATACCTCCTATTAATATTGTAGTGGATAGTCGTGCAACTAACGCTACCGCAGAGTGAGATATTTTGCTCTAAAAAACGTTTTAGGGTCTGCTGTGCAGGCCGTAGATTTGGCAAGAGCTATCTCGCGGCAACCGAACTATTACAAGCAGCCATTTCAGGAAAGAATAGAAACGTATTTTATTGCGCGCCCACCTATGGGATGAGCAAGGAAATCGAATGGGATATGTTGTTATCAATGATCCCTGATGAATACCTCATAAAGACCAATGAAACAGCACTTACTATAAAGCTTATTAACGGATCAACGATCTCGTTAAAGGGTGCAGAGAAGCCTAATAATCTAAGAGGGCGAGCATTAGACTTTGTTGTTCTTGATGAGTTTGCTGATATGCGTCCAGAGGCATGGTATGAGGTTTTACGACCTTCTCTCTCTGATCGACATAGTGAGGATAACCCGACAAGAGCGTTGTTTATAGGGACCCCAAAGGGCCGCAATCATTTCTATGATCTATGGGCTAAAGGCATCGATGGTGCTGATGAGTGGGCAAGCTTTCAATATACAACCATTCAAGGCGGTAACGTTGCAGAGGATGAGATTGACCAGGCTCGATCTGATCTTGATGAGCGCACGTTCAACCAAGAATACTGCGCTGAGTTTGTCACCTATGCGGGGCTAATTTACTACAACTTTGAACGCGCATCCTCTGTCGTTAAATACAAGGATGATGGCGGTGTTCTGCATATAGGCATGGACTTTAACACTGATCCTATGAGCGCAGTGGTCGCTATACGCAAAGGCAACACGCTTATCTGCATTGATGAGATCGTGATCTACGGTTCTAACACCGATGAGATGGCTAAAGAAATACATGAACGCTATCCAAATCGACAGACGATTATTTATCCTGATCCAGCAGCGCGTCAAAGAAAGACTTCTAGTGCAGGTCGCACAGACCTATCTATATTGCAAAACTCTGGCTTTATGACAAAGGCTAGATCATCCCACCCGGCTGTTCGTGATCGTATCAACGCAGTTAATTCACGGCTTAAGTCAGGCAATGGGGAAAGACATCTGTTTTTTACTGATAAATGCAAGCAAGTGATTAAGTCGCTAGAGCGGCAAACCTACAAGGAAGGAACTAGCCAACCTAATAAAGACGATGGCTATGACCACATGAACGATGCTTTAGGTTATATGGTCGAGTATTTATTCCCGGTAAGAACAGACTACAACACAGAACAGCCTACGCGGTGGACTTAAATGGCAGACATTGAACATACGCACATAGAATATGACCGTCACAAAGACGAGTGGGAATTTTATCTGCGCTCATATATGGGTGGCGAGCAGTACCGTGACGGAGCCTACCTGACTAAATACGTCAATGAGGACAAGGATTCTTATAACCGTAGACTTGATCTAACGCCATTAGATAACCACAGCAAGAACATCGTACACATATACTCAAGCTTTCTTTGGAGAGTGCCGCCTACAAGAGCGTTTAATTCTTTAGCCAATAACGTAGCCCTAGAGCCGTTCCTACAGGATTGTGATCTTGAAGGACGTTCATTGAATACGTTTATGCGTGAGGCGCAAGTCTGGGCATCTGTTTACGGTAACGTCTGGCTTATGCTTGATAAACCTAAGTCAAACGCAGGGACAAGGGCTGAAGAGTTAGCGCAAGATATACGCCCTTATATTACCCTATTCACTCCAGAGAACGTCTTTGATTGGATGTGGGAGAGAACTCCTAGTGGTCGATTTAAGCTAACTTATCTCAAGGTAAGGGAAAGCATTCAGTATATCTCTGATACAGAGAAAGAGGTTTATTACCGGGTCTGGCGCGAAGATAGAATCGAGACTTGGAAAGTGGTAGCAGATGAAGAGCGCATGATGGAAACGATGGATAATCCATTAGGCAAGATACCCGCGGTATTTCTACCTGCACAGCGATCAGTGACTAAAGGCATTGGCATATCTGATCTCTCTGATGTTGCTTACATGCAACGCGCTATATACCAAGAGCTATCAGAAATCGAGCAATTGATAAGGATATCTAATCATCCAAGCCTTGTTAAAACCTACTCTACAGATGCCAGTTGTGGAGCCGGGGCAGTCATTAATTTACCTGATGACATGGACCCTGCTTTAAAGCCTTATCAAATGCAGCCAAGTGGGTCTAATTTAGATGCAGTTAGAGCATCGATTACCGACAAGGTAGAGGCGATTAATAGAATGTCTCACATGGGCGCTGTTCGCGGTACTCAGGCAATGACTCAATCGGGCGTTGCTATGCAGACAGAATTTCAAATGCTTAACGCTAAATTAAGCGAGAAGGCTGACATATTAGAGCTTGCAGAAGAGCAATTGTTTACCCTGTTCTGTGAGTGGCAAGAAGTTACCCCAGATGTTGAGATTTCCTATCCTGATGCGTTTGATCTTAGAGATTACGATAAAGAATTAGCGTTCCTACAGGGTGTAAGAGCAAGCGGTATCCGATCAGTTACCTTAATGCAGAACATCGACAAGCAAATCGCTGATCTTGTTCTTGATGATGAGGCGCTTGACTTAGCTCACAGAGAGATCGTGACAAACACAGAAGTTCTTGGTCAATTTACCGAAACGGATGATGAGATTGAAGTCTAATGTCAGCAGAGAGCGAATACTCTGATCTCTTAGATCGATTAGCTGACAAACACCAGGAGCGAATGGTCACAGCTTTAAAAGAGCTAGAGGAGCGCGTTGCTGAACTGATGGCAACTGCACCCATACGCGATGGGCAATTGTTTGATTTAGAGTGGGCAATCTCTGCAAGAGCCGAGTTAAGACGTTTAATTGATGATGTCTATCTAACAGAGGTTCAAGCAGCAGTTAGTCAGTATAGAAATGTCTCTAACTCAGCCCTAGCGATGCTCAAGACATACGGTGACTTTACTCAGGTTGATGCCGCAGTCATTACACAGCTACAGAGATTATCTTTCCAAGGCTTTGAGGCGATGGCCGCAGAGTATTTAGATGTTCTAGCCACAGAGGTTTATCAATCAACACTAACTGGGCGAGCGTTTAAAGACTCGGTTAAGAACCTAAGACAAAGCATTAACGGCATTTATATACAGAGTGACTCGGTAGAGGCTAATCGTTTGGTTGACATAGCCGCTAATGGTACAGCCGCACAAAGAGCCGCAGCCGTTGATGAGCTAAGAACGCTTTACGCTAGGGATAGGGCAGGGAATAACCTTAGACGCTATTCCGTTCAGATGATGCAAGACAGCCTTATGCAGTTTGACGCGTCGATTAATACAGCGATAGGCAAAGAGTCAGGTGCTACTAAGTGGAAGTATTACGGCTCGTTAATTAGAGACAGTAGGGAGTTTTGTAAAAAGCACGTTGGTAAGACGTTTACAAACGAAGAGATACAAGAAACGTGGTCGCAGAGTTGGGCAGGTAAAGCAGCAGGTGATCCGTTTATTGTTAGGGGCGGTTACAACTGCCGCCATCATTTTAGACCTACGTTTGAGGATTAAATCATGCCAAAAGGCAAAGGAACTTACGGCTCTAAAGTTGGCCGTCCAAAGAAAAAAAAGAAAATGAACAAGTAAGATTTTTTAACTACTCGAAAGAGGTTCGTACACATGAGCGATGAAATCATGGAAGTAGCACAAGCTGAAACTGAGACAGCGGCAGTAGAAACTCAGGATAAGACGTTTACTCAATCTCAAGTTGACAAAATGATCGCTGATAGATTGGCACGACAATCTCGCAAGTTTGAAAACCAGATTGGTGATATTGATTTAGATCAAGCCAGACAGGTTTTGAAAGAGCGTGATGAGGCCAACTTGCAAGCTCAAAAAGAGCGCGGTGAATTTGAATCTATTCTTAAAGATACAGTAAGCAAAAAAGATCAGGAAATAAACGCATACAAGACGAAGTTGCATCAAACACTGGTAGACGGTGCTTTGTTGACAGCCGCATCGAGTAATAACGCTGTTAATCCAGATCAAGTCTCAACCCTACTTAAAAATCAGGTGAGGTTGTCAGACGATGGAACTGTTGAGGTATTAGATAGCAACTCTGTTGCCCGGTACAACGATAAGGGCGATTTGTTATCTGTTAACGAAGCGGTATCCGAATTTTTAACTGCAAATCCGCATTTTGTAAGAGCGACCCAAGGTGGCTCTGGAAGTATGGGCAATGCAGGCGGCTCCACACAGAAGCCTCCAACTGTGGCAGAAATGAACGAGAACTGGACAACGTGGGGCAAAGATGCCTACGCAAAACTTCAGGCCTCTAATAAACGATAGCAATATCTAAATCACACGAAACAGACTGCCATTTGGCGGTTTTTTTTCGCCCATACAAAAGGTAATTAATCATGGCAGCAACAACCAGTACTACTCTTGACGATCTCTTTGTCAATATTATCGCTCAGGCGCGGTTCACCGCAGAAGAGCAATCACTCATGCTTGGCCTAGTCACTCAATACAACATTGGGTCTGAGGCGGGTAAAACAATCCAAGTACCAAAGTATCCTGCGATAGCCGCAGCAGATTTGACTGAAGGTTCTGATATGTCATCAACGACTGTTAGCACTTCATCTGTCTCTGTTACTGTTGGTGAGGTTGGAGCGCAAGTTCTTCTCACAGACGTAGCAAGTATGGGTGCTGGCAACCCTGCTGTTGAGTTGGGAACTGTTCTTGGTAACGCTATTGCGACTAAGATGGATAAGGACTTGATCGCTCTGTTTGATGGATTCTCAGCTTCATTTGGTTCAGCCGGTGCAGAGACTTCTGTTGCTGATCTGTTCAAAGCAGCCGCTACTTTGCGAGCTAACAAAGTTGTTGGCCCAATGGCAGCCGTTGTGCATCCTTTCCAAGCGTTTGCAATCAAGTCTGGCCTAACTAACACGTTTGCTAATCCAAACGGTGGTGATGTTCAGAATGAGGCAATGCGAACTGGATACGTTGGAACAATTGCGGGCATCGATGTGTATGAGTCTGCAAATATCACTGTTGACGGATCAGGTGACTGCAAAGGTGCTGTATTTGCACCAGAAGCAATCGCTATTGCAATGAAGCGTGACTTCAACATTGAGCCACAGCGTGACGCATCTCTACGCGCCATAGAGTTAAATGCAACTGCCGTATACGGTGTTGCAGAGCTAGATGACTCTTACGGTGTTGAAATCCTTGGTGATGCAACTTTGTAAGCTAAATAAGCCTCATCCTTTCGGGGGTGGGGCTTTTTATTTGGAGTAACTATGGCAATCACCTATCGAGGCGAGAAGTTTGAGGGCTATAACAAGCCTAAGAGAACACCAAGCCACGGATCAAAAAGCCATGCGGTATTAGCAAAACAGGGTGACAAAATTAAATTGATTCGCTTTGGTCAGAAGGGCGCAGATAACAAGCCGCCAAGAAAAAACGAGAGCGAGTCAGATAAAGCAAAAAGGCGATCATTTAAAGCACGATTTGCAAAGCAAATTGCAAAGGGTCGTAAAGACAAAACAGCATCGGCAGCATATTGGGCTGACAAGGTTAAATGGTAATGGCATTTTCTTCAGACGCAGATTTACTGGCAATCGCTCCAGACATATTGAGCCTTGGTATTGACTCATTCTCTACAGAACACGCAAAGGCACAGGCTGATATAGAAAGGCATATCCGAGCTAATTGGTGGGATAAAAGAGGCTTTTCTGGCGAGCTAAAGCCACAGTATTTAACAGACTCACAGTGGACTCGATCAAGTGCCTATCTGGTTCTCTGGAAGTACGCTTTACCTCAACTTACTAATTGGGTTGATAACGATAGATTCTTGGGGATGATTGATTTCTACAAGTCACGTTATGGCGAGGAAATTGAGGCTGTCTTTAAAGACGGTGTTGAGTATGACGATGACAATGACGGAACCATTGATGAGGATGAGAAAACCCCTATTAACGATGGTCGGCTTGTTAGGTAATGCAATTTAACGTCCAGATAAAGCCTAAAGATATTGCCAAGCGCGTTCAGAAGCGCGGCAGAGCATTAAGAAACAGCATTAAGTTAGCGTTATCAAGAACGGCTCAAGCCGGAATCCCTATTATTATTGACAATCTAGATAAGGGGAAAGGTTACAAGGGATCATTTAAACCCTACACCAAAAAGTACAGAGATTGGAAGTTAGGTAGAGCAGATTTAAGTGCTGGGCCACCATCGCCAATTCCTAATTTACAGCTAACAAATCAGATGATTAGCTCACTGACAACAAAAGCCAATAGTAGTAGAGCAGAGATATTTTTTTCTAACGCAAACGCCAACAAGAAAGCCGCCTTTAACAATAAAAGCCGTCCGTTTATGGGCTTCAACAGGCGTGATGAAAAGCGTTTAAGAAACGTCTTTGAGAGGAACCTAGCATGAGTGTTCGAGAGTTAATTGCTGAGAATATCGTTCAAACGCTAGAGGATGTTCATACACCAATACGGTTGTCATACATAACCCGGCAACCTTTTGATTTTGACAAATTATCAAATGCACAGTTTCCGGCTGTTCTAGTTAGAACGGCTGATGAGAATCGTGAAGATTCTACCGTGGGCGGCTCAATCGGCAAGCGCATGGGAACTATTAACTATGAACTGGTTTGCTTTGTAAAAGGCAAGGAAATAGACCAGGCGAGAAACAATATCATCGAGACAATAGAAGAGGGTCTGGATGTTGACAGAACTAGAGGCGGTCATGCGTTAGATACGCAGATTGTTTCTATAGAAATTGACGAAGGTCAAATCGATCCCATCGGTGGGGTTATTTTAACGGTTCGCGTGATGTATCAATACACTCGCGGCACAACATAGAGGAAAGGCAAGATGGCAACAGTAACAGGTCAATCAGGTGTCGTGAAGTTGCAACTAGCGGATACGTCCGTCGCAGTTGTTGGTGAAGTAAGGTCATTCACCATAGATGATAACGCTGACACAATTGAAAGCACAAAAATGGGTGATACTCGACGTACATACAAGCCGGGGTTAGCTAATACAACAGTAAGTATTGATTGCTATTGGGATGACAGCGATGCTCAACAGTTAGTTCTCGATGCGCGAGCAATTGTTGATTGGGAAATAAGCCCAAGCGGAACAGGTTCAGGTGCTAAAAAGTATAGTGGTCGTGGAACTGTAACAAGCAAGTCAATCACTGCATCGTTTGACGGCATGGTTGAGGCAAGTTTTGCTATTCAGTCAGATACTAACGCTGAAGGCGCTCACTAATGGGTTTGGCTAGGGAGTTAAGATCAAGAAGGACGATACCTCTGCGCGAGGTTGTTGTTGAGGCTTGGTCTGATGAGAAAGGCGTACCGTTCAAACTCTATTGCGGTTCTATTAGCTGTTATGACTTAAATGAGTTGCAAAAAAAGCATCCTAAGTTTCTTGAGAATACGACAGTCGGAGCAATGGTTGATCTGATTCTTATGAAGGCAATGGATGAGTCTGGTGAGAAATTGTTTACCTCTGCCGAAGATCGTATCGATCTGATGGGTGAGGAGACAACGGTAATCTCTGAGATTGCTAACCAGATGTTTGCAGAGATTGAAAGTCCAGAGATAGCTGAAAAAAACTAAGACGCGATCAATCGAGGATGAATCTTTTGTCTTTGGCTGATCGCTTGCACATGAGTATTTCTGACGCTGAACAAATGCCAGTAAACCATTTTAATGAATGGATGGCGTATTTTAAAATAATGAGTGAGAACAATGGCTGAAAACGTAAAAATTACGATTAGCGCAATTGATAAAACCAAGAAAGGCTTTGGTTCAGTTGGTCGCGCATTAGGCGGTTTGACTAAGTCTATATTTAGTATGCGTACAGCGTTGGTTGGAGTTGCAGGTGCAGCCGGGTTTGGTTTACTTGTTCGATCTTCATTAAATGCCACTGACTCATTAGCTAAGACTGCATCGAAAATAGGCACAACCACCGAGGCTTTAGGTGCGCTTAGATATGCGGCTGATCTTACTGGCGTATCAACAACAACAATGGATATGGCTCTGCAACGGTTTACACGTAGAACCGCAGAGGCCGCTCAAGGCATGGGCGAGGCAAAAGGCGCAATTCGAGAGCTAGGGATTAACGCTCAAGAGTTAAACCGAATGCCATTAGATGAAAGAATGGTTGTCCTTGCGGATGCCTTCAGTAATGTAGAGAGTGAATCTGACCGTCTTAGACTAGCCTTTAAACTGTTTGACAGTGAGGGTGCGGCTTTAGTTAATACCTTATCTCAAGGTAGCGATGGACTTAAAGCGATGCTTGGCGAGGCTCGATCACTCGGTCTTGCAATGTCAACGACTGCCGCATCGGGTGTTGAGGATACTGTTGACTCGCTAACTAGATTAAATGCAATTTTTAAAGGTGTGCGAGATCAGACGGTTGCCGCATGTGCACCTGCGATCCCT